ATCTAAGAGATGATGACAATAGACTTATATGCACTTATTGGTGGAGAGAATTAAAAGCCAAAGGAGTTGATCCTAACAAAATAAATGGACTAGAGTTTATGCAGATGTTCGCTAATAATAAACTTACAAACTTAAAGACAATTGAAAGAATGCGTAGAAAACTACAAGAGGAGTGTCCACAATTAAGGGGTAAGATATATGCTGCAAGAAAAGGAAAGATACAAGATAAATGGCGAAAAGACTTAGGATATGAAGTCTATAAGTAAGCTAAAAAAAGAATTAGATAAATGGTTTAGTCTTTACATAAGACTAAGAGATGCAACTATTGAGGGCATGGTACAATGCTTTACTTGCGGTTGTGTCAAGCATTATAAGTCAGGAATGCAGTGTGGACATTTTCAATCTAGAAGTTTTTTAGCTACAAGATTTGATGAAGTTAACTGTCAGCCACAATGCGTAGGTTGTAATATGTTTAAACAGGGAGAACAATATAAATTTGCTTTAGGACTAGATTCTAAATATGGAGAAGGCACAGCTCAAGAGTTGCAATTTTTAGCAAAAAATATTGTAAAGTTTTCTAGAGTAGATTATGATGAAAAGATAAGTTATTACAAAAAAGCTGTTAATAAATTAAAAAAAGAAAAGGGCATTGAATAAATTTTTATTATAAATTTGGATATGCAAACTGCAATATATTCAAGCGAGCAACATAAACAGATCATTGAAATATATGTTGAAATGTGTAAACAATTTGCACAGGAAGTAGCAACAAAAACGAGATACAAAAACTATCTAGATGTATTGCAATTGATAGTAGATTACTCAAATGGTTATGGCGAAGGGGTAAGGGAAAACAATTTTTATGATTGGATTATGATAATGCCTATAAACTTATCAGTTATGACTAGTGGTTTTTTAGCAGGAATAGAAACTAGAAAGAATGCAGCAGTTGTAAGGGCATATAAAGTAGTGTTAGATCAAATGTTACAAGAAACAGTAGCAAAGCTAGACAAGTTAGAACCTACAAATGACTAACATTTACACAGAAATATCAAAGTTAACAGATAAATTTAGAAATATGGCTTATGGTATTACACAAGATGAAAACAAAATACACGAAGCTGTGCAGGAGTTGATGCTATATTTTCTCCAAATGAATAAACAAACTCTGTCAGATATATGGGTTAAAGATGGTGTTAATGGAATTTTAAGATATGGTGCGGTTGCATTAAGAAGGGCATTAACAAGTAAAAGAAGTAATTTTTATTATAAATATGAAAAGTATTATACACATCTCAGTAGCACTATTTATTCTACCAATTTTACTGGCTTTAATGATTATAAAGCATCTCGCAATTATCAATATAAAGATATATCAAACATTCCAAACGAAAAAGTAGATCATGAAAAGCTTAACAAGCTAGAAAAGATTGATTGTGTTCTTGATACTTTGCATTGGTATGATGCAGAATTATTTAAGCTATATTACTATGAAGGTAATACTCTTGATTCACTAGCTGCTAAAACAAAGATTAGTCGGAATAGTTTGTTTACAACAATAGACAAAGTTAGAACAATAATAAAAGATGAATTAGATGAAAATGTATGATCCGAAAAAGAAAGATAGTTTTGTAATGCAGTTTGGCTTTTCGTACCCATACCCATTTACAAAAAACAAAACATTAATAAGAAAGTATGAAGTTTCTAGTACCAAATGGAATTTACAAGGATCGCATAGAAATATGTAAATCATGTACTTACTATTTACCTTTGCTAGGTAATTGTGGTGTATGTAAATGCTTTATGAAAATAAAAGCAAGATTAGCACCTATGGGTTGTCCTAAGAACTATTGGCAAAAAACAACAGAAATAGAAACACCAGATAATTTACCACAATACATAATAGATGAAATATTAGATATGTGGAAAGATTTAAAAACAGGAAGAGCAAAAGATGCACAGGCTAAAGCAAGAATGATAGAAACTTATAATGTAATACACAGCACAAATTATAGTCCTACTACAAATTGTGGATCATGTATTGCAACGTGCTTTGATGAAATAAAAAAATTATATAAAAAATACAGCGAATGACAAATAAAAAAGAAACTGAAATACCAAAAGAAATACAAATAATGTTAGATGCTCAAAGATGGTGTTATGAAAATGATATTGAGCATTATACAAGACAATTAGTTAGATTGTTTATAGTAATAAGGAAAAATGATAAAGTGTATGAATTGGAATTGCATCAAAACGAAATTGAAAATATAGCAAAAAAATACAAAAAATATAGCAATGAAAACAAATTATAAAAAAACACCAGAGCCTAATTATTATGTTGGTACTACTTATGGCTACTCTGCTAGGCGTGTAGTAGAGGATTACGAATTGACTTATAATGTAGGCACAGCTGTTTCTTATTTATTAAGAGCAGGTAAAAAAGATGGAAACCCTGCAGATCAAGACATACAGAAAGCTATTAATCACTTACAGTTTGAGCTTGACAGATTATGTTCAGAAAGAAAAATACTAACTGGATCAATAGCAGAATGACATTATATAAATGCGAATGTGGTAAGCAAGAGAAAGAAATACTAAAAGCAACAATAGTTTATAGAGATGGTAAGTGGGTAACTAAAGAGGCTTTGTGTGAGTGTGGTAAATATATGGATAGTAAACCTAAAGAAGGGATGCCAAGTTTAAAAAGAACAGAGGCATCTTTAAGCAAAAAGAAAAGAGGCGATATGCTTTGGGATAGTGCTAAAGAAAAGCTGTGTGGAGAACGTGGAATTAACGAACCTTTTAAATAATGAGTAAGCGAAGATCAAGAACATACTTAAAAGCTCTAACGAGTAAAGCTGTAAAATATTACTTTCAAAACCCTGACATCAGTTTAAAAGTTATTGCTGCTAAGTACAGAATAAACCAACAGATGTTAAGTGGTGGAATAAGCAAACAGTTAGAAAACAGATTAAATAATAGCTTGTCAAAAAAGCTAATAAATAAATATTAAAAAATTCTATTATATACTATGAAGCAACAAGTTAAGATCAGTCAAGTAAAGACAAATCCTAATAATCCTAGAATTATTAAGAACGATAAATTCAAGAAGTTAGTAAAATCAATACAAGAATTTCCTGAGATGTTAAAGCTAAGACCAATAGTTGTAGATGAAAATATGATTGTCTTAGGTGGCAATATGCGACTTAAAGCAAGTAAAGATGCAGGACTAAAAGAGGTATGGATTGAAATAGCAGAAGGATTAACTGATGAACAAAAGAAAGAGTTTATAGTAAAGGATAATGTAGGTTTTGGAGAATGGGAGTGGGATATGTTAGCGAATGAATGGGATAGCGTACAACTAGCTGAATGGGGTTTAGATGTATGGGAAAACGAGGATGATAAAGATCCTGAAGCAGGATTAATAGATGATGATGAAATACCTGAAGTAAAAGAAAGCAAAGTAAAGCGTGGCGATATTTGGCAACTAGGAGAGCATAGAATAATGTGTGGAGATAGTACAAGCTCAGATGATGTAGCTAAACTAATGAATGGAGAAAAAGCTGATATGGTATTCACAGACCCACCTTATGGTATGAATTTAGACGCAGATTATTCTAAATTAGGAAATGATAAAATTAAAGCAGGTAGAAAACATAAAAACATACATAGTGACAATATAGAGTTTGACCCCACTTTTATTTTTAATACATTTAATTATTGTCAAGATATATTGTTGTTTGGTGCTGATTATTATTCTGACTTAATACCCAACAAAATAAATGGAAGTTGGTTAATATGGGATAAAAGAGTTGAGGAAAGATATGATAAAATAATAGGTTCTGCATTTGAGATGATATTTTCAAAAAGAAAAATAAAAAGAGAAATAATACGATATGAATATGTTAGTTGGGCTAACAGAATGAAAGATAAAGTAAATGGGATAAAACCTCACCCTACTATGAAACCTGTCGAGATGTTAAATGTTTTGCTAAATAAATTTAAACACAATTTAATAGTAGATTTATTTTTAGGAAGTGGCTCAACACTAATAGCAGCAGAAAAACTAAATAGAAAATGTTATGGAATGGAGTTAGATGAAAAGTATTGTGATGTAATAATAGAAAGATGGGAACAATTTACAGGACAAAAAGCAATTAAAAATGGAACAGAATAGAACAAAGATTAACAAAGAGAGATTGCTCAAAGCATTAGAGAGTTCACTGGGAGTAATTACTACTGCATTAAAAGCAACTGACTTATCAAGGACAAACTTTTACAAATGGCTAAAAGAGGATGAAGATTTTGCAGACAAAGTGCAAGAAATAGAAAACATACAAAAAGATTTTATCAAGTCAAAGTATTATGAATGCGTAAAAGACAAAGTCCCTTCTGTTGTAATACACGCAGCTAAGACAAGGCTAGGGTGGAATGAAACAAATAAAGTGGATGTAACCTCAGGTGATAAAGCTATTAATATGCCTGTCATAACATTTGTTGAAACTGATACTGAATAAAAAATATAATCCCTTATTTAAATCTGATGCTCGTTATTTTATAATAACAGGTGGGCGTGGATCTGGAAAGTCATTTGCTGTAACTGTGTTTCTTACGTTGCTTACAATGAGTAAAAACATAAGGGTATTGTTTACAAGATACACAATGGTATCAGCACATTTATCTATTATTCCTGAGTTCTTAGAAAAGATAAGCCTACTTGGTTTTGACAATATATTTAGCGTAAACAAAGCAGAAGTAGTAAACTTAGGCAATAAATCAGATATACTATTTAGAGGTATAAAAACATCAGCAGGTAATCAGACTGCAAGTTTAAAATCATTACAAGGCATAAGCACGTGGGTATTAGATGAGGCAGAGGAGTTAATAGATGAAGATATATTTGATACTATTGATTTAAGTATTAGAGAGAAAGGTGTGCAAAACAGAATTATACTTATACTAAACCCAGTTACAAAAGAGCATTGGATATACAATAGGTTCTTTCAAGACAAAGGAGTTGAAGCTGGTTTTAATGGCGTTAAAGACAATATATGTTACATCCACAGTACATACCTAGACAACAAGGAAAACCTGTCAGACAGCTTTATACAGCGTGTAGAAACAATTAAGCACATAAACTTTAAAAAATACCAACATAGAATACTTGGCTCTTGGCTTGATCGTGCAGATGGCGTAGTGTTTACTAATTGGACATTTGGAGAATTTAATCCTGATGGTTTACAAACATCTTGTGGTATGGACTTTGGTTTTAGCATTGATCCAGATAGTTTAACAGAAGTTGCTATTGACAAATCAAAACGTAAGCTGTATTTAAAAGAGCATATATATCAGAATGGATTAAAATCTAATCAACTTGCTGAGATTATATTAAGCAAAGTAGGTAATAAGCTAATAATTGCTGATTCGGCAGAGCCTAGGCTTATTGCAGATTTAAAGCATTTAGGCGTAAACATAAAGCCAGTTAAAAAAGGAACTATTGAAAGTGGCGTAACAAGAATGCAAGATTTTGAATTAATAGTAAGTCCAGAATCTACAAACATAGCTAAAGAATTAAACAACTATGTTTACGCAGACAAAGGATCAAAACTCTATGTAGATAATTACAATCACGCTATTGATGGTGTAAGATACAATGTTATTTATCACTTAGACAATCCAAATGCAGGTAGGTATTTTGTACAGTAAACTAAATTATTAACTTTTCTATTATATATTGAGAGATGAAAGTAAAGATTAAGAAGAAGGGGAAAACAAAGCAGTTTAAATTAATTAGTAAATGGAGTGATGTCACTCTTGAAAAGTGGTTAAAGCTAATTGATTATAATAATGGCACTAAGAGTACTGAAGCATTAAATACAATTGCAGAACTCTCTAATATTCCTAAGAAGTTAATAATGGAATTAGAATTGAAAGATGTTGCAGCAATTATGAGTGCTGTGTCAAAACTGCAAAAGACACAAGATAGTTCTTTAAAAAAGATAATTGAAATAGAAGGCAAAAAATATGGGTTTCATCCTAATTTAGAGGAGATAACTCTAGGCGAATGGAGTGACTTAGAAACAATGTTTGCAAAAGGAATAGAAAATCATATGCCAGAAATAATGTCAATACTGTATAGACCTGTAACAGATGAAACATCAAATGGAATTTACACTATTGCAGCGTATGATGGTAATATTTCTATACGAGCCGAACAGATGAAAAAAATGTCAGCAGAACAAGTGCAAAGTGCATTGGTTTTTTTTTGGACTTTAGGGAACGAATTGTCAATGATTTTGCCATCATATTTGATGGATCGCATGCAGGAAATGAAACTGCAATTGCAACAGAATCATTTGCTGAAAAATGGGGGTACTTCGGAATAATGTATAGATTGTGCAATGCAGATATTTCAAAATTAGAACAAATAACAAAACTTAACTTGTTAGAGGCGTTTACTTGGTTAAGTTATGAGACAGATTTAAACTCACAAAATAAAGTTAAACATGGCAGTCAACAATAAGACATACAACAACGTAACAAATACTTTAATTAGATTAGCACAGTATCATGATCAAATATCTACTGTTTCTGTTGGGGATATATTTGACATCAACTTAGAAAAAATGGAAAAGTTCCCATTATTACACATCAACCTCT